CAGCTCGTTGATGATGGCCGCCACCGAGTCGCCCGGCGTACCACTCGCCAACGCCACCGCGATCGTGCTCGCCGCGGCGCCCGTCGGGACGTCCGCGCGATTGAGGAGGCCAGTCGTGCCGCGGTCCGCATCGCCGAGGTAGGCGATCCGCTGCGCGTGCTCTTCGTAGCCACGCCGTGCGGCCTCCGCCGACATCGTATTCAGCGGCCGGTTGAGCGCCGTCGCCTTGCGGAGGTCGTCGAGCGAATACTCGTAGCCGATCCCGCCGTAGTTGACCGGCACCTGGTCGCGCCCGGTTCCGATGCGCGCGAACGGGATGTCGTCGCCGCCGGAGTTCGTGAAGCGTCCCTCCGTGGTCGAGTCGGTGTAGTGCACCGCGATCGACTCGGCCCACTCGCTGGCCTCGAAGGAGACCGGGATGAGGTCCTGGTAGGTGATGTGACCGAAACGCTTCTCCCAGACCTTCGCCTCGACGTATTCGAGCTGAGACTGGAGGTAGCCGAGCGCGTCGGAGTCTTCCACGGTCGCCTGGGGCATGTGTGCTGCGGTCATAGTGTCGATCTCCGTGCGTTTCCGGTTAGCCCCGGATGGGCAAAATTGAGAGCCCGACTAGCGACTAGCGCCAGTCGTTGATGCGAACCTTTGCGAGTCCGGCGCCTGCGGTGCTCGATGCAAAGCGAGCATTCGGGAGAGCCACCGCGTTCACGCCGTCAACGTCAGACCGGGCCATGCCCAGATTGCCACCGGCGAAACGGATGAAGACCGCCGTGCCCTCCGTGACGGCCTCATCGACCGACATCCAGATGACGCCCAGATCGCAGACGGTCATATCTTTGCCGTCCTTGTATTCGAGCACGTCATTCGCGTCGGCGACTCGATCCTGGACGCGCTGAGAGACGCCGGCCGGGAGGCCAGTGATCTCGGCCGCAAGGGTCGGGAGTGTCGACTGCGGAGCGGCGGTGCCCTGGACGCAATAGCGTCCGAAGGGGATGTCGCCCTCGGCGACTAGCCCGCCTCGCGAATTGGTGATCTGCGATTCTGCAATCGCACCGGCAACTCCGGGGGCATGTTCGATGTCGTAGCTTGTCTGAACGGCCATTTACTTCGAGCCTCCGAGATGCGCCGTGCGCATCGATTCCATGTGAGCGGTTCGCGCGTTCGGCTTCGCGTCGGTTGCGGTGGCCCGCTTCATCGCGCCGGCCACGAGCTTCGTTCCGAGCGTCGAGGCCTCGGATCCAGCCTTCTTGCCACCCGTCTCGCGGGCGGTCTCGGCACGGGCGTCGAAGGCCGCCTCGACGTAGGGCGCCTCGCGTCCGTCGAGGTTGATGTCCATGGCTTCGAGGACCGCGCGCTTGATGTCCGGCGTCGCGAGCTTCGAGCAGTCGAGGTCGGGAGCCATCAGGCCGGCGTCCTCGACGAGAGCGGCGCGGTTCTTCACCGCCGCGTCGAGTGCTTCGGGGGTGTTGAGCTTGTCGGCCGCTTCGAGCTTCGCTGTCAGATCAGCGACGTTTGCATCGGCTACGCCGAGCTTGGTTTCCAGCTCTTCGTTCGTCGTGGTCAAGGTTGCGATCTCCGCATCCTTGGCGGAGACGATCGTGGAGTGCTCCGCCGACTGAGCGACGAATGCGGCCCCAGCCTCATCGGATACGTCGAGTGCGATGCCGTGGTATTCGATCTTCTTGCCCATTTTTTCCGCTCCCTGACACGCGCACTCGGGCGCTTTGTTTTCCGGCTGTCGGACTTCATCATGCACTCTGCATTCTGATCCGCAACGCCCCCGCTCGACGAGGGCTACGTGGTTGCCCCGAATCTCGCGGGCGATGGCGTCGTAGGCCTCGCCCTTCGGAGTCGTTCCCGACTGCATGTCGACCTTAAAACGCCAACCGACGGAGAGCTGCCGCAGCCCTCGCTCCACCGCTCGGACGCCGTCCTCGCTCGTCACATAGGTCCGGGCTTTCACGAAATCGCCATCGGGCTCGACCGAGTCGCCGACGTGGCCGACCTGGACGTCGCTAATCGACTTCGAGTCGAGCATGCCGTGGTGACGGATGGTGATGGGCTTGCCGGCGATCGAGGCGAGGGCGTCCTTCGCGAAGACTTCCTCGGGGGGGCGGTAGATGCGAACGATCGCGCTTGCGTCGAGGTGGTTGAACGCGGGGGCCAGCTCAGAGGCGCGATACTCCTGAATCCCGACGCGCGCGAGCCTGGAGTTATCGAAGACGAGGAACCCCTGATCGGTCCGCTTGTAGTCCTCGACGCTGATTAGATCGGTTGCCAGCATTCGCGGCGAATTGTGCACTCTGCATCTCGGAGCGCAAGTTATGGGATGGCAGTGGCGGCAGACGCGGGACTCGAACCCGATCAGCGTCCAAACTTCTCACACACGCCGCCTGCCGGTGCGGCCAGCATCATATCACAATGACCGGCTCCGCCGTGCAACGGCACTGGTAGTCCTCGCCCGGGTGCCCCGTGTCGGGCGGCGGCGAGTCCCAGCGGTAAGTCTTTCCATCCTTCGCTCGGTGCGAGCCCGGCCCGTTCTCCGTCCCATCCTTGCCCTTGCGCACGCGCTCGTCGTCGGAGTCGCGCCAGATGTATTCCTCGATCCCAAGCGCCTGGTTCCGATCCCGATTCATTGCCGCGTTGAGCTTCGCGGTCTGGTCGCGTGCAATGAAGCGGGCGCGCGCCTCGGTGACGCCACCGATCTCGACGATCTCCTCGATCATGGACCGAGACGACGAGCGGCCCTGGATGACGGACTCGAAGACGAGGCGCTCGACCTTGTCGAGGTACTCGTCGGCGATCGACGTGATGAGGCCGACGTTCTCCTGGGTCTTGAGCTTGAGGATCGGTGTTAGGCCCGACTCGTCCGCAACGAGCGAGAGGTCGATGCCGATGACGTCCTCGATCGTCTTGTAGAAGCGGCGGCGGTGGCTGTGATCGACGCGCCCCGTGAGGCTGCGGGAGACAAGCGAGGCCCGCTCGTCCGCCAGCCGCTTCGCGTTGGCCCGGATCTCGATCATGATGTCGTTGAGGTCGTCCGCGAAGTCGTCCTCGACCACGAGGGCGGAGTCCTGGAGGAACTCGGTCTCGTGCGCGCGGAGGGCCGGGAAGAGCTTCGCCTTGACGTCAGTGATGGCGGAGCGAGCGAAGGTGAGTAGCTCACGAGTCGCAGCAAGCGTGTCGGACGCTGCCGGCTTCGTCGCGCGGACCTTACGTTGACGCGGTGCGCGCTTGAGGCTGCGGCGCCCGCGTTGGATGCCTCTGCGGGGGCGGACCGGACCCTGAGCGGCGCGAGCGAGTTCGGCTAGATCCATCGCCTACTCCTCCGCTGCCGGCTCTTCCTTCGCCTCTCCCTGCTTCGCCTCTGGCTTGGGTTCGGGCTCGGGCTCCGTTGTCTTCGGGTTGCCGTTGGCGTCCAGCTCGTCCCGGTCCTCGGGCGGGAGCTTCTCCAGCACCTCCAGCTCCGCGATGTATTTGTCGTCGATGGCGCCGTAGGTCTTGTCGGCCTGGAGTTCCTTGGCGACGACGCTAGGCGTAACGATGCCCTGGTCGAGGTAGGTAGCGTCGCGCGTCGCGCGCTGCGCCTGGATCGTCGCGATCTCGGTGTCGCTCATCTGCCATAGAGGGCCATACTCCCACGAGTAGTCCTCCGGGATCGAGCCGAGTGTGGAGCGGACGAAGACCTCGTCGAGTTCGCGCAACCGAGGGCGAAGGAAGTTTGCCCGCTGCGCGTCGATCATGTCGTAGAAGTTACGAGCATCGCCCTCTCCCGTCGCATTCATGCCGTCCGCAGAGGTTCCGACTAGCCGAGTCACCGGAATGTCGGACGCCGCAGCGCAGACGACGAGGAATTGCTGGATCAGAGCACCCATCCCCTGGACGATCGAGTTCTGCTTCTGCTCGTAGTCCTCCTCCTGGTCCTTTAGGATGGCCTGGTAGTTCGACTTCATGCGGTTCGCGAGCTGAACGCGCTTGATGACCTCCTCGGTGCCCGCCTTCGTCGCGAGCTTGCCAAATAGCCCGACTATGCTGTAGACGTCGACTTGAGCCTCCTCAAGCAACGCGACCACACTGCCTAACACGGCC